TTGGTGTCATGGGTAATGCTGGTATTCAGGCTTCATCTGCTGGTACTGCTCTCCGTATGATGTATCAGAACCTCTTTAAGCCAAACAAAAATCAGAAGGCAGTTCTGGATATGATGAAACAAAGCTACGGGATCACTACCCTCAAAGAAGATGGTAGTTATCGTGCTATGTCCGACATCTTAATCGAAATGGCCCAGCGCATACCTGAAAACCAAATGGCCTCTATTGTCGGTAATCTTTTCCGAATCACTGCTCAACCAGGTGCTGCTGCAACCTTGCTTGCTGCCGCCGGTGGCGATAAGGGTGTTGCCCAAGAGATTGGTACTGGCATTGAAGCAATGTCAAATAAGATGAGCAGCAAGGCCGGACTTAGCTCGCTGGTATCTCTTATGTTGGCAAACCGTAATTCTGTCAGTGGAAACATCTCAGGAGCCATTGCCGAAGAAAAGCAAAACACTATATCAGGTCTTTGGGCCCAGGTTACATCAACATTTACTGAAGGCATTGTGCAGGCATTTGAAAATCGTCAAGGAGGCTTTGAGGAAATGTTGAAAAAACTTAGAGATTATCTTGCCAAGCCTGAAACAATCCAGATGATGCAGAACCTTCTCGATATGATTATTGAGATCGGCAAGGCAATGGCATTGTTTGTGAAAATTTGGGCCTCTCTATACAACGCTGCCCCCGGATTGATCAAATTCTGGGTTACTTTCCAGATGGGTATTACCCAGATGGGCGCCCTCATTGCTCCAATAATATCTTTGATTGGTGTATTTGACCGTCTTAAAGGATCTATACTGGCATTGGCCGGCATATCTTCTGTCGGTGGCGCAACAATGACACGCAATGTGGCCGGCCGGGTTGTTGCTGGAGGTGCGGCAAATGCTGCTATTACCAACGCTCCATTCATAGTCGGGCCTGGTAAGTGGGGCACAAACAAGGTTATCCGAGGCAATATTGCTACCAGAGCACACAATGCTTTGGCAGCAAACGCTATATTGGCCGGAAAGTTGGCTCTAAGTGATGCTAACAAGCAAACAACACTGGCCGCCCTCAACAAAGAGACACGTCAACACTATGCAGCAGTGCGTGAACGTGCTGTGAGGATGTATGGTCCGGCCAGAGCTGGGCGCGCTCTCCGTGCTGCCGCAACCGCTGTACCAACTATGGCTTCGTTTGCTCCGATGTTTGGTAGACTGAAGAGTATGCTTATGGGATTGCTAACTGGATTGGCCAAGGCCATCGGATTCTTAGTAAATCCCGTAACAGTGGCTGTTGGTGCTGTAGCCGGACTTGGATATGGCCTCTATAAACTCAAACAGCGCATAGATGGAACCTCTGAAGCCCAGCAACGCGCAAGAGTGCAGGCCAACAAAGCTGCCGATCAAACCCATCGTGAGCTTACCAAAGAGGGTCAGTGGTATCAGGATATGATGAATGAGAATATTCCTGAAGCTGCTCCTGTAATATCCAGTATTGACACTACTCAAATTGAGAAATATAATGCAGATAAGCAGAAGTTTAATCAACTTTACGCGACTATTTTCAGTGATTTCTCAAAAGACGCAAATAAGCAGTCAATCAATGATGTAACTACTAAATGGCGCAATATAATTACAGCAAATCCAGCTTATTCGCTTGCTATTGGCAATGCGAGAAATTATGATTTCTCGAAAAAGCACAAACAGCTTGATTACAATCCATACAATGATGCGACCAATGGAGCTACTGCCCTTTGGAATATATGGCATCATGAAGAGGATAATGCCATAAATCAACGCAATGGCATGGTCCAGGATGCACTGATGATCGAAGGTGCAAATGATCTGCGTACGCAACAAGCCGTACAAGAAATTGCGAAACTTCGTCAAAAGTATCTTGCTGGAGAAACCACATATAAATCTGAGAGCGAATATCAGCAAGCGGCCTTTGCCATAAGAGACCGATTCATGTCTCAATTCACTGCTAAATTGCCTTCTACCGGAATGACACCCGAACAATTCCAGCAGACTACTAATCGCAGTGTCTATGATAAATATCAGTTAGGCGCCCAGAATCTTATGGATGCAACTATCAATGGTCAAATGGGGACCTTGGTAGGAAAAATGAATGCTTATCAGTGGCTGTCAGATGCAGAAAATCGTGCTAAGTTATATACTGACGAATGGTATAATGCAATTTCCAATATCATTGGCGATTATCACGTTATCTACAACACCATCTCAGCCGATGGTCGGCAGCAGGCCGACATCGAATTAATGCTTTCGACTCTTCCAAATGGACGGTTGAACTTCACCAATATTTTAGACCAGATTCGAGACAAAGTTACAAACTTTAATCTGACTCTTCAAGGTTTTTCTGATATTATTGGCACGTCGTACAAAATGATGGCCGAAGCTGGAGTCATTGATATTAATGATGCAAATGGGCTTAAAGAACAGATAAGGCATCAAATGAATGGCGCGAAATATGGAGATAAGACCGTTCAGGACTATTGGGCACAATGGATTGCAAGTAATGAAAACTCTGAATGGGTAAAAGCTGGTATCAATGAGAAGCAATATGTGGACTTTATAATGGGAAGATCTGGGGAAACTATCAATTTGGGTAATCGAATTGTTTCGCGTTCCGCAGAACAACATCAAATGTACCATAATATCTCTCGTAAAACTGCTAACACCATTATTGAGCAGAATAAACATCTTATAGACAAAGCTCAACAGTTAGGGAATAATAACTCAGGCACTCAATATACTCCAACCCCAACCTCTACCAAAGATCAGCAAGCATACGCCTCTCATTATGATCGGGCTGCTGCAAGACCAACTCAGGTTGTGTTTAATATCAATAATCTGGCGAGCTTCGACAGAACTACAGTGGCTTCCAGTGCTGAAGAGCGTGACTTGATGGCAGCAATGGAAGATAGAATTGCCGGAGCAGTATATCAAATGTTTGCAGAAGCCTCCAATCAGGCACAGCGAGTAATGGATCTTACATAATGATACACATAAAAAAGAAAGATGGGGCTTTTAGTCTCATCTTTCTTTTAACACTTATATAACCCCTAAATCAACACTCCTGAAGGTAAACACCAACTTTTGCTACTTGGTCATAAGGCATTTCGAGTCTGATAAATACATTCCCAACATAAGGTAGATTTCGTTTTTTTAATTCAAATTGCGTACTTTCTCCAATTTGAATAATCTTTCCATCATAGTCAAACAATGAGATAACAACATGAACCCATTGTTTGCTTTGCCTTCCAGCGCGAAACAAAAGATAATTCATAGTGATATATTCACTATCTATTGGAGAAAATGACATAGTTTGAACTTTTACGTTCAAATCTTCAAATGAAGAAGTACAGATCTCTATTTTTTCTGATAAAGATACTGCTTTTTCTACTGCATCCATATATATAAGATGAATTTTCTAAACGATAAAGTTAGAATCTTCACATTTATCATTTGCATTTATTTAATTCATCATTATACCATTGGGCTGCTTTATTTAGTTCTTCTGTTGTTTTATCGGCAGCTTCATTTGCACGTTTTCTGGCTTCTATCTGAGCCTTCGTGTTCCCATTGATATGGTCTATAAAATAGGACACGCCCCAACATACACTGACACCTACAATGGCAGTAAACAACATGCCTATCAGGGTACTTTTTTTAATTTTTCCCATAGTCTTTTTGAATTTGGTATTATAGTTCACAAAATGACATATACCCTTTTTCTTATCCGAGGTGGTGATTTCGACGCGAAACAGGACTTATGCCACTTTCCAAAAATTTTCTGAAAAGTAGTGCAAAATTACTCAAAAATCGTCGATCTACCAAATTCATTGCACCAGAACTATTATAGAGTATGAGTACAAGTCTAAATAACCTCGCAATAACAACCACTGGCAGTGCAATGGCTTCTACAATGGGAGCCTTGTTTAATACTTTACAGAGTAAAATTGCTAATGGTGGTAGAGATAGTAACTGTAAATTTTACTATAAAGACGGCGCCGGCGGCTCACTTCTTCAAGTAGCAGTCAAGGGAGTTGTCCGGGGAGCCGTATCTGAATTGAAGAATGAAGCAGTCAATGCTTTTAATTCGCTCTTAAATGGCAAGAGAACCAAAGATACTACCGGAGCTGCATGGGTAAACTCTGAATTGGTCAAGCAGGAAGCTGAACAGAAAACATACGGCATGATGCACGTTGACGGAGGTACCATATATGCACTGGATGATTGGGGCGGTACTGCCACTGAAGCTCTTATGTTAGGTATCGAACTGGATCAAAGCATTACAGTTAATCAAAAATTCCCAGTATATCGAACAAAAGTAATAGATGCAAAAAAAGGAATTTATCAAGAACAAGAGCCTGACACTATTGAGAACACCGTAACCACAAAGACTTTGGTGTGGTATGACACTACTGCATTGATTACTATCAATTCTGATAAGAATCTAATTGCTACCCGTGTGACTGGTCGAGACTATAGCCGAAAAGAACTTGTATCCAATGGCGATATAAAGTTCACTGTTTCAGGTCAAATCACCAGTGGTAAACCTGACATATATCCGGCAGAAGAGATGCAGAAATTTTACAAAATCATGCAATACAAGGGCATTGTCAAAATCAATAATATGGTTCTTGACCAGCTTGGCATTACCCATATTGTCATTGAGAACTTCAATGTTTCTCCACGCCAGGGATATAAGGCACTCCAACAATACACATTCTCCGCTATCGGTCTCCAGCCTGAAAATGAGATTGAAATTTCTGAAGATACTATTTCGATCATTCCTCAAAAGAATGTCTCCGCTAATGATGATGACGGAAGTGAGTGGATGAAGATGTTGAACAACCAGCTTGAAGGACTGAAGTCTATGGCCTCCGATGTATTCAAACAAGGAATGGGCCTCGCCGCCGGTCTGTTGGAAGATACCTTATAATTTATGGCTTCAGATTTAACAGCACTCCGAACTCAACGCCCGGATCTGGTTCAGCAGGTCGAGTACACCCTCACGCCCAAATATTATCAGCATAAGGCGTATGAGGATAAACTTGCCATACTTGTATGTCAGATAAAGATATGGAAGGCAAATGGAAATGATTGGTTTTCTATACCTTCTGCCAATCAATGTCTTACGATCCGAGAATGTGAGAGTATTGAAGTATCGGACTCTGCAAAAAATCTTATCAATAAGGCTGTGATAAGATTCCCTCGTGGCACTGTCATCAATCTCTCCAGCCGGAAAGAAAAGGACGTTATAAGTGGCGATAAAGCGGATTCTACTGATAAAGAAAATACTCTTATCACAGCTAATAATGATGGCGATATCACAACTTCTCCAACCGCCTTATTTAGTGAAGATGGGATTTCCACCACATCTATGGCAGCCAACTATGATGACAAGGGGTTGATCGACTTCAATAGAACCAAGACCGAGCCGGCATTATTAAGTCCTAATGATGTTGCGGTTGGCAATCGCATTGAAATACGTTTGGGATATGCCTATTCTGAATCGGAGTTTAAGAAAATGAATACTGCCGACAGTGACCCCAATATGGATGTGGTCTTTACAGGCTTCATCACTGCCATCTCAGTAGATACTCCCTTGGAGTTAGAATGTACCAATATGGCTCATATCCTTGCCTCTGTCAGTACCCCCAACATATCGGCCAAAGCCACATTAATGGTTAAGGATTTTCTCGATGATGATGGCACATATCATCTCTTACAAGATACTGGCATACCTCTGGCAGCTGCCAGTAAAGGTTCAACCATATCAGTAAGTGGTGGTTCAATCAGTAACAATCTCACAATAGCCGATGTATTGAATGAATGGAGTAAGAGCGGTGTCCTCTGCATAATGGAAACCAAATCAGATGGTTCTGTTCAACTTCGTGTCGGCTTGACTTATTATGCCGGGAAAGGTGGTGGCCTACCGAACAATGATAAGAAATACATCACCTACAATGGGGGAAACAACTCAGTCAAACTCATTCAATTTGACTGGGATGTCGCTCATGACAAGCTCAATCTCAAACGCAATGATAAAAAATATCTTGCAGTTGAAGCTCAGGGGCGGACAAAGGATAATCAGTTTTTTAAGCTGACATTGCGTAAAAATCCCAATCCTGATGATGA